AATCCTTGTATATCTAAAAAAGAACCTGTCCAGTTAAAACCAACCTGATCAAATATAGCATCAAGAACACTCTTCATTCTTATAGCTGGTTGGAACTGTGCAAGATTTAGAGGTTGTGCAGAACTTGTTATCTCCTGTAATTGAACTCTTGGGTATTGAGTTCCTACTTGTTCTGGATTATCAAATCCATAATCTACGATAGGGTAAAAGATATCACCATTAACTAAAGAACCTGTCCAGCTCTGTATAATAGCATCTTTGTTATATGTATGATTGTAAGAAGACCAATCAGCATCTTTAATGTTAAGACCGTCAATGGCAGATAAAAACTGTACCGAGGTATCAAATATTTCAACCTTATAGTTTACATACCCAAACTCATCGGTTACCACTTCATCCAATTGTAACTCTCCCTGTAAGAGTGTCTCTCCGCTATAAATAACATAAGCATCTACGGTATTATAGAAACCAGGAATGTCATCGGCTCCGACGTTGTATGCGTGTTTAAAAAATCTATCGTTTCTTTTAGATCCTGGTAAGTCAAATCTTTGGGAACCTACACCATAAAGAGCTCCTATTCTTGCGTTATCAACTTTAGATATGTCTACACGTAACGGTATGTCTTGTTGTATATCAAGATCATAAGTTACTCCATCATAGACAACTCTAAGGATAACTTCGTTCATTATCTTCCTCTTCTTTGGTTTGCATATTCGAACTCTATATCATAAGCAAAAATCTTCTGATCGGTTCTTCCTGTGTTCTGTATATAGTTTGTGTTGGTTACAACTATAGGTATGTATGTAAGTATTTCACCTACAGCGGTTATATCTGGATCTGCTTGTATGTATGCTGTTGCATTATCTGTTTCCAATAACTGTCTTATCCATAATGCTTCAGCTTGAGTTAACCAGTTGGTTGAAAGAACGTGTCTATCTGCAACTGCTGAAGAGTATTGACTTGCTCCTCTGTTAAGTTGAAATCCATTTGTATAAGTGTTGTATGAAGGATCTCCTCCATAATTTACAAATGGTTGAACATATTTTTGTCTGCTTATAGATGTATTGGTTCTTAAAGACATCTCTGTTGAGAAAGACTCATATACTCCATATCTGTTTATGAAGTAAAAATAATAAAGAGGGTTTTGACAAAATACCTCGTAGTTTATTGTTCTTGATTCACCACCAAAAGTCCATGTTCTTGATCCTGTTACATTATACCCCCATATGGTAGCATCCATAAAGATCTCACCCGGTTGAACTGTATATGTAACAGTAGTAGGAGAAAATGGAGATGTTATGACTAAATCTTCCGGTGCACCTGTCCCGTTATATACAGGTGTATATTCTATGATATCATTGTATGATGTTATATTGTCTGGTCTATCTGTAAGGAAGACAGCAGAACCACTCTCTACCAAACCTCCTAAAAAGTTATACCCCACACCATTGTTAGGATCTACCTGACATGGAAAAACATCTATGTTATCAACAGCAGATGCTGTATATGTAGTAACAGAAGATGAAGGTGATGTTCCATATTCTTCACCAAACTCAACTGTAAAGGTTTTGTAGTTATCTGTATTGTTTATCACAACACTTGCAGATGCATATACAGGATAATAATCCAAATTATCATCACATATCCTTGAAGGATCAAATACAGCCTGGGTTAAAGGGTTAGGAAATTGTCTTATCCTTGCCAGTCTATCTGATGAACCGGATACATATACATCCATCAGGTATTGAAACTGAGGTTGATTTGCATTCGATGATGATAACTGATAAACAAGATTTGTTTTCGAACAGTTAGGTGTGGTTGGTTGTTGTAATATTGTTATTGCCATTATCCTATTGTTATGTCTTCAAGGTTGTTGTTAATGTTTACGGTAACCTCTTTTACCAAAGCTTGTTCTAAGATATCCATTCCTTCACCACCCATCACACTTGATATAGATGGATTGATAAAAGGTTTTGGTCTTAACCCCTTTTGTGCTATAGATATTCTTACAGGAATAGGTAAACCTGAAGACTTGTTTATAATTGGTTTGGTAAACTGTCCTATGTTAAAGACCGATTGCGGGTTCTTTGCATATTTTGATTCTGTTCCTCTTACCCCGGCATCAACGTAATAACCATATTCATCAAGTTTATCTATCATGGTTTTTACCCTCTTAACACCCATACCGTCATTTAACTTAACTACTTCATACCCAATACTCTTTTTAAGAGCTCCTGTAGATCTTGATGATGTTTTACGCCCGATGGTAGCTCTAAACTCTGCAGTTAAAAGCTCTCCTATTTTCTTTAATGCCTGTTGTAATATCTTCATTATGCAGATCCGGAAGGGTATTGACAGAAGTCTAAAGCGAACGGTGTAGATACATCTATAGTTCCCATCCACCCATATAGTCTGTCGGCAAATGCCTCGTTAACGGGTATGGCCTGAACAAGATCAACACTATATACTTGTGATCTTACCGCCGGTCCGTAATCAAAATAAGCCATTAAATCATACAGATATATTTCAGTGTTGGATATAACGTCTATATTCTGCCCATCATAAATGTTGGGTTGGTCAAGACTGTATAATTCAAACTGTAAGGTTCTGCTTCCGTCCAATAATGTGGCAGAAAGAGGTCTTAAAAAAATATAAGGATATAATCTATTTTGTGATGATGCATCCAAAAAATCAATAGTACCGGCATCAAATGCCGCTATTTGATTGTGCAGGTTACATGCATTTTGAAACTCATTGATTATATCTCTGTATGGGATGTTATATTCCATTATTTAAGTTTTGTAATAACAGACGTAGGAACTCCCAGTCTTGCTGCTATTCTATGATCATCCCATCCGTGTTGTTTATACCCGTCGATGAAATGTTTTATAGCTACTGAGTTCATACCGTTGTATTCCTCGTTTGTCTCAATTGTTTTGCTTGTGTCTGCCGTAGGTTCTATATCATCCTGTATGATACTATCATCGATGATTAATTCCTCTTTAGACACGTTTTTTTTCTTTGCCATAATTTTACCATTTAGATTTAGCTTTACCGCCATCCTTCCATGATTGTTTGTATTTAGAAGGTTTTGGTTTTTGTTCACATCCTTTACATTTCTGGATGGTCTTGTATTGTTTCATATTGTAGATTAAACTACCTACAAGTAAAACGATAAATATGATTGTTTCCATTTAATATCTTTTTATGGAAGGGTTTTGTAATTGTTCCACTTCCTTGTTATAGTCTTTATCAACCTGGAGATAGTTTAGCACGGTGATAAAGTTTATGTTTGTAATGCTGGTATCTCCTGTAATTGTAAGTATTCCGGACTTCGAGAGTGTGTAGATAATCCCCCACCACGACCAATGCTCTGACCAAGACTTGTTAGTAGGTTGGTCTGTATCATCGCTCTCATCTTGGGTTCCTCCTGTGAAGAGATCGTACTGTTTAAATACAGATTTCCTGTGGTCAAAAAAAAAGCAATAGCTCCTAAAATGATAAAGGCAGGAAAGTCTTTAAACCCTTCTGACGCTTCATCACAATATTCCGAATCATACTTGTCAACCTTATAGTAATCAAACACGTTAGCTACCTTGTTCTTAAGGATCTTTAACTGATGATCGAGAGTAAACTTTAAAGATTTAAACTTATGTTTGTTTACCGGTCGATACATCAATGCTGCTATCTTGTGTAGATTCTCCTCTACGTTTTCACAGTAGTGTTCAAGGTCTACGTACTCTCCCAATGTCTGGGAGTTAATGTGACTGTATCCATGTAGCTTACCATTCCATTCTATTAAGCTGTGGAATTGTGAATTGTTAACGTCAATGTCTTTGAACTTATCAAAGATGTTTTTCATTGACTTAACATCCCACTGCTCTACCTCCTTAAGAGGATACTTAGTTAATGCAGATACAGTTGTTGTTAGGTATTCGAATTTTGTTCCTCTCTGTCCTTTAGCCATTGCCTGGTATTGGCCTATGGTTAAATAAGGAGGCAATTCAAACGTTATATTCTTCTTCATATGAAAATAAATAGTTAATGGGTGTTATTTAGGACCTGTGGTTGGATTGTAGCTATCCTGCCATACAGGTTTAACACCGGCAACCCTTATAGGTTTACGTTCAATAAATTTAACCCTTGAATAATTGGCCATCAACAGAGCATCTATGTGGTCGTCTTTATGACCGGGTCTATGACCAAAACTTAATTTACCTGTAGGTGACATTTTATAGCTGTATGATGAAAATTCTCTATGTAGGGTTGGACATAGATCCTCTGATGGTAATTCTATAGATAAAGACTCTATGTCTGCTATAAGCTTTCTTACCATCTCTGTTTTGTTATCTTGTGTGGTTGTAAAAGGTCTTACCTTTCTATACTTGTCTTTCATAAGGTCATAAGTAGCTCTTCCTATACCATTTATCTCCACATACCCTCCTACAACCTTGTATTGTTGTAACACACTGTTAAATTTTGTCGCTACGGTATTGATCTCGGTGTTACTTATAGATTCTATATACACCACCCTTCCCATAGGAGAGATACAAACCAATACAGAAGCATCATCGCTTAAACCGGTATCTATACCTATAAACACTTCCTGGTTTCTTACATCATCATATGCATCTATGTTAGCTAC